TGCGTTGCGAATAGTGCCATAAGTTTTTTTAACTGCATCTCTAAAAATGCGTTTTGTCTTTGACTCTTTGTGATCAAGCTCAGTAAAGTATTTGCTCTCTGTGTTGAGAACTCGAATAATCTTGATCGGTAAATCCATCATCATTAACTGAGTCCACTTAGGGCCAGTCTTGACGAGAAGACCAGATCTAAAACCGTTGTCTGTGTGATATCTAATTACTTTCATTTTTTTCTCCATTTTTGGGGAGGTTTCCCTCCCCTGTTAGTTAAGCTGTTACTTCTCTAAGAAAATCTCTGACTCTCGACATTGCATTTACTTCGATTGTCCATTTCGGTTCATAACCCATAAGATTCAAGCCACCAGTGTTGTTGCCTTCAAGGATTGTTTCAACAAAGTATCTCGAAACGAATTGTCCTAGAACTGTGCCATCATCCTCAATATCAAAGGCATAGTCACCATCGTAAAATTCAACAACTAGCTCTCCTTCGTGAGTTAGGCAATTATCAAGTCCATATTTGTCACCTTCCTCTAAAATCTTAATTGTCCAAGGTTGGTCATTTCTTTGGTGGTCATAAATTTTTAATAGTTTGTCCATTTTTTTCTCCAAATTAAAATTGTTTTGCCGATCACTTTTGAACGAACACCTTTTCGAGGAATGACTTTGTTAATGAAGTATTCCTCGAGCTCGACAAAGGTATTAAAGGTGATTCTTTCGATGTTCATATTGCCTCTTTAAGGTCGTTAGTAATTCCATCCTCATAAAGCAGATTAAATTTATGAGTTGCCAGATCTGCAATTTTCCTTTCGATCTCTTTATACATTTTGTTTGTATTGTCCAGATCTCGATAGTCGGCCAGGGTCCAAAGATTGGCATTTTCAACCCAAATATCAACAAACTGATCTAGGGTGACATCCTTATCTTTGCCTCTGAATCCTTGTACGATTATTGTTTTCATTTTTTTCTCCATTTTCGCCTTTGTTTGAAGGGTTTAGGCTGTCCCTTTTTTGTGTTACTGAGGATATTATAAACGAAACTGTTTAGCAAAGTAAACATTTAAAGTAAATAAAATACAAAATGCTTAAAAACCTTATTCGGCAAGGTTTAAGAAGATTTTAAAATATTGGGAGTAGATAGTTTCAGTGCTTGTCCACTGAAACGGCACTGAAAGACACTGAAATAATTAAGTAGATGCTTTCATATCAATGGTTATGGAGACAAATGTTTCAGTGGACACCCACTGAAAGAGATTTATTATTTAGACAGATTGTTACTTAGTTTTGTTTTTCAAGATGATTTAAAATTAATTTAATCATAATGTGTAAATGAGCTGATAGTTGTTAATCATTTTGTTTATAATAAAACCATAACAATTTGCTCTGTGCCTCATTTATGAAAAAATTTATAGAATATTTCGGAAATAAAGCCGACATTGCGAGGGCTTTTGATGTGACTCCACAAGCTGTGAATGCTTGGTTTGTTAGAGGTGTGCCAGTCAAAAGAGCAATTCAGATAGAGAGAATGACGCAAGGAAAAGTAAAGAGAGAGGATTTGCGTCCAGATATTTTTGATCGATAAGATGAGTGAAACTACCCAACCAAGGAAACAACCATGAAGCAAGGAAACGAGGACAAATATGGCACGAATAAGGACGATTAAACCGGAGTTTTGGCATTGTTCAGACTTGGCCGGCGTTTCTGACAAGGCAAAATTGTTGGCAATTGGACTGTTAAATCACTCAGACGATGAGGGATATTTTAAGGCGCATTCAGCATTAATTAGGGCAGCAATATTTCCATTCACTGAGGGATCACTGAATATTCATACACTGTTCAACGAACTCTCAAACATAGGATATATTGCGTTATTTAAGGCCGAAAACAGTAAAGATTACGGCCACGTTGTCAACTTCCTAAAACACCAAAAGATAAACCGCCCAAGCCCTAGTCGTATAAAGGATTTAAAAAGATTCACTGAGGAATCACTGAGCACTCACTGTCGGAAAGGAAAGGAACAGGGAAAGGAACAGGGAACAGGGAAAGGAGGCACCGAGCAAATTGTTGCGGTGATTCCAGATGCTGTTTTTCAGTTGCCATTAAATGATAAATCGGATTATTCTGTTGTTGAAGATGATTTTGAGAGTTGGCGAGAGCTGTATCCTGGCGTTGACGTGCTGCAGGAGCTGCGAAAAATGAAAGGCTGGCTTGATTCAAACCCTAAGCGCAAGAAAACCAGTCGCGGTATCAATAATTTCATTACCAACTGGTTATCGAAAGAACAAGATCGTGGAACACAGATTGTTCACTCTAGGCGCAGCAACAGCAGCTCCCCAGGACTTGAACGATTGAAGGAATTAGCCCAATGAATACCCAAGTTGCAGCTAGAGTCATTGCGCGAATCAAAGCGATGTATCCGCATTTCGCCACCAACATGGACAAAGATCCAGACTTAACCGATCTCACGGTTGATGAATGGTCGCGTGGATTGGAGGGCATTGAACTTGACCTGATCGATAGCGGCTTGGAAATGGTCAGACGATCAGGCTCAGACTTTGCTCCTTCGCTGCCGAAGTTTATTCAGTATTGCGGCGGGAAACCTAAACCCTGGTGGGAGACAAGGATTGGAATTGAGGCCCGTGGCCAACAGCTTGGACTGAGTGAGACCAACTTTTCCTTTTTTCAACCTTTTCGCTTGGCGGTTCTGGAAAAAGCAAAGGAAGCAGGAGAGGCGCTACCGCTTGAAGATAAAAAACCCAAGGAATTAAACCAAATGCCTCCGGGGATTAGGCAACTAGCGCACAAAATGAAGATTAAAGCATGAGCAAAATTAGAGAAAGTGCGAGAGGTGAGGCATGCCAACTCAGATTGGATGGTTGTAATCCCGGGCCAGAAAATGAGACTGTTGTTTTTTCGCACTTGCCCAATGGCTCGATGGGGTTGAAGGCTCTGGATATTCATGGATTTTATGCGTGCCATAACTGTCATGCCAAGTATGACCATAGGGACCCGCACGATTATGAGCGGGATTGGTTGGATCATATGGGGCTGCAAGCGATGAAGCGAACCCAAGAAATCTTGTTGGAGAAGGGGTTGATAAATTTTGAGTAAAAATGACGAATTATTTAAAGACGTTTTCAAATATGATCAAGACAGTGACAAAATTAGATACGGTACAACAATCAACTGCGAATGCGGTGGTAGATGTACAGAATATGTACATTATTACAAATGCCAACATTGCGGACGAGTAGAGAAAAAATGAAAAGATTGCTTGAAAAATCCAAACCCAAGGCAGACATTGTTGAGAATCTTATAAAAGGGTTTTGGCAGAACAAGCCTAATTGCGACAAAGCCATTATCGAGATCAAAGAGGACAAAGCCACTCGCAGTACAAAACAAAACCGCCTTTACTGGCTTTACCTCGGGGTGGTCGAAGCGGAAACAGGTCAACCCACTAAAGATGCCTATGAGGGCGCACACTGGATTAAAGGCTTACACACTCAATTCAAATATGATTACTTGCCGAAACAATTCTATGACGATGGCGCTATCAGATTACCAAGTACAAAATCACTCAAGGTGGCTGAATTCAAAGCCTACCTAGAGCGTATTGATAGGGAGATGGGGTTAATGGGAATTATGTTGCCGCACCCAGAGGACTTGTATTACGAAGCAATGGGCACTAAATCACCAACACAAATAAATTAAGGAAATAAATTAAATGAAAAATTTTGAGAAAATTGAAGAAAAAATAAGACATCTTTACAAAAAAAAGCCAGGTATATTCAAATTTGCTGCTGTAGTGGTAGTAATGCTAGTCGCAGGGTATTTCTTTGGAGAATGATTTGATTGACGCCGAACATAAAATCCAAGTAGCCATTACTCAATACTTAGATTTGCTCGGTGTGTGTTACTGGGCCGTGCCTAACGGAGGCGGACGATCGATGACCACAGGCATCCGCCTAAAGGCCGAAGGCGTGAAAGCTGGAGTTCCCGATCTCACAATAGTCCACAATGGAAAGTATATTGGGCTGGAAGTTAAAAAGCCAAAGACGGAGACACCCAAAGGCAAACTTTCACCCATTCAGAAAGCCATGATCAATTGCATCAGTAAAGCTGGCGGCGAGGTACACGTTGTATATGGGGTTGCTGATGTTGAAAAAATAATAAAAAATAATGAAAAACAAGCTAACAATTAAACAAGAAGGGTTCTGCAAAACCTACATTGAGACGGGCAACGCAAGTGAGGCCTATCGAATAAACTACAACGCCAACAACATGAAGCAAGAGTCAATCGTTGTCAAAGCAAGTGAGTTAATGAAAAACGGTAAGGTGGCGGTAAGGGTTGGTGAACTACAAACAATATTAAATAAAAAGTTTGAGGTCACACTGGAGAGTTTAACTCGGGAGATTGAGGAAGATCGGCAAATGGCAAGGGATCTCAAACAACCCAATGCGGCGATTTCAGCACTGAATTTAAAGGCCAGAATACATGGCATGGATAAGCAAGTTGTAGCAAATGATCCTGAAAATCCAATGCCGACATTAATTACAGTGGAGATTGTTCACAAATGACCAAAATCTATAAAAATATAATGCCAGTTCAGCGCTTCAAATATCATCATGTGGCGCGAAACTACTTTATGCTTGGGGTAGCCCTTGGTGTAGTGCCTTATCTCGTCCACATGCAAGGTTGGTTGCGGTAGTGGATGATAGCGCGTCGTAAACTACAAGTTACCGCAGAGTTCGAGCAATTCCTCAAGCCGATGCGTTATAAAGTGGCCTATGGTGGCCGCGGATCTGGAAAGTCATGGAGCTTTGCCTCATTATTGATCACGCAAGCCTACCAAACAAAGACTCGAATACTTTGCGCCAGGGAAATACAAAGATCAATAGGTGATTCAGTCATACAACTCTTGGCCGACACAATCGAGCGGTTAAATCTAGACAAATATTTTGACATCCAAAAGAATCAAATAACAGCACACAACGGTTCACGCTTTATTTTTGAAGGATTAAAAGCAAACGTAACCAAGATCAAGTCGATGGAAGGCATTGACAGGGTCTGGGTGGAGGAAGCAGAGAAAGTAACCGCCAGCTCATGGGAAACCCTCATTCCAACAATAAGAGCCCCAGGATCGGAAATTTGGGTGTCGTTCAATCCAGCAGATCAATTCGATCCAACTTATCAGAGGTTTGTGATGAACCCTCCGCCTGATTCTTATGTGGTTAAAGTAAATTGGTCAGATAATCCTTGGTTCCCTGCCGCACTTGAGAAAGAACGAATACACCTCAAGAGTCTTGACACTGTTCTATACAATCACATTTGGGAGGGTGAGTGCCTTGAGACACAACAGGGAGCCTATTACTTCAAACAACTAGAGGCAGCTCGAGAGGATGATCGTATCTGCAAGGTACCAATCGATCCAGTGTTGCCCGTGTCTACTTTTTGGGATCTTGGCATTGCTGACGCCACAGCAATCTGGCTGGTGCAACAAGCTGGCCAGGAGCTGCGTGTCATTGGATATTATGAGAATCATTCAGAAGGATTACAGCACTATATCAACTGGCTCCATGACTTCAGAGATAAGCACAGCATTACCTTTGGCGATCACTGGGCGCCTCATGACATCCAGGTACGAGAGCTGACTTCAGGGAAGACCAGAAAGGACCAGGCGAGGAAGATGGGTATTGTCTTTAGAGTCACACCGAACATTCCGGTGATGGACGGTATCGAGGCCTCAAGGCGGATCCTGCCGAGGTGTTACTTTGATCAAGATCGTTGTGTCGATGGCATTCGAGCGCTGAGCTATTACCGATGTGAATATGATGAGGATAAAAAGATCTTCAAAGATCGTCCGCTCCATGACTGGTCCTCACACGGCGCCGATGCTTTTCGCTACTTTGCAGTCGCTTGGAGAGATAAGAGAGGAGACAGCTTTACAACGCAGGCAACAATGAAGCATGATTGGGCTGTGTTTTAGTGTGGATCAAGCACAGCAGCCTAATCGATGAGGCTAATTACAGCAGCATTGATTGGTACATTGTATTTGAGGAGGGTGATATGCGCTATTTCTGGAGTAAGTGGTTAAAAAAAGGTATCAAACATTGCCATGCTATCCGCTTTGATGGCTTTAATTGGATTGGGTTTTATCCCGGTCTTGGTCACACTGACATAGAGATATTGAACTATGATCATTTTGATACAATACAAATTGTTGCTAAAGATATTAATTGTAGTGTTATAATTCACCTCAAAGTTAGGCGTGAATCAATGAGAATACGCGCTCCCTGGCCTGTGGCCTTCACTTGTGTGGAGCAGATCAAAGCCTTATTAGGGGTCCGCTGTTGGTATGTTTACACTGCCTGGCAATTATGCAAATATTTAAGGAAGCATTATGGGCAACTTATTCAGAAGACCAAAAGCACCACCGAAAACAGAATATCAAGTGAAAGCTGAAGCGCGCCAAACCAAAGAACTTGGCAGACTAGAAACACAAGAACAATCAAGACGAGACGCACTAGGGCGCAGACGCCAAGGCAGAGGATCTTTGATCACTGGCAGTGAGAGAGGTCTGGCAAGTACCTTGGGTGGTATCTAAATGAAACATAAAATTCCAAAAGAATTAGGAACAATAGACGAACTCATCTCAAGATTTGATGCTGCTGTTGCTCGCAAGCAACCGTGGATTAATCATCTAC